AATGAGTCAGGTTTGAATGTGGCTTGGCTCATTTTCAAAATTTACTGGCTGGAAGTTGCAGGATAAAAACTCCAAACATAACAAAGCGGACTGTTCGTCAGTCGTTGGTAACTACTTGATAGTGCGGAAGTGTATAGAACTATATTGAGGAGTCAAATCCATATGTATATGTTGCCTTCCGCATCAGTCCGTATAAAGTAGAGGAAATAATGAAAGAAAAAAACCATGTCGTAATAGAAACATACGAAAAGATGATAAAGCATTATGAGAAGAATCTAGGCAAGATAACTGACTATAATGTAGAAATTACAAGAGATATGATAGACATTTTAAAAACAAGGCTTTTACACCTAAGAGTTAGGAGAATACCATGTTCACTCTAAGTATAATAAAAAAGTTCCTTATATGGGCAAATTTAGGCTTATATCACAAAAGCAAACCACTACATCAACTAGAAGTACAGAATGATTCGCCACATTATAAAATAAATAATTTAAGTGATGGTGAATTAAATGATGTAATAATGAAGTTTAACAAAACATTAGGAGAATCAGATGCCGAACAAATCCAAAGAGAAGGGTAATAGATTTGAAAGACAACTTGTTATGTTGTTTGAGTCATTTAAATTTAAGGCTGTCCGAGCTTGGGGCAGTAATGGTAAGTCTTTAGGACTACCTGAAGAAGTTGATATACTTGTTGAAGGTCAAACTAAAGTACAAGCTAAATGCAGAAAACAGATACCAAAATTTCTAGGTATGACAGATAATGTAGATATGGTAGCTTTTAAAGAGGATCGTGGAGAAACGTATTTAATGATGAGAGCAGTTGATTATTTAAAAGAAAAAAAAGAATTACACGATAAGATATACGAACTAAGCAAGTGAAGTTATTAGACTTGTTTAGTGGTATTGGTGGCTTTCATTTAGGACTTGAACAGTCAGGCTTTGAGTTTGATTGGATAGGATATAGTGAGATAGATAAATATGCCTCCAAGCAATATAAAAGGAGATTTCCAAATGCAACAGAACTCGGAGATGTTACAACTATTCAACCAAAAGACTTGCCAAGCGACATTACAATCCTTTGTGGAGGATTTCCATGCCAAGCGTTTTCGATTGCTGGAAAAAGGCAAGGATTCAATGACACAAGAGGAACATTATTTTTTGAAATTGCACGGATTCTCAGATATTTCAAAGAAACTGGCAAACCAATCCCATACTTTATACTCGAAAATGTTAAAGGCTTACTTAACCACGACAATGGACAAACATTTGCTACAATATACAAAGTTCTTACCGAAATTGGTTATACCATTGAATGCCAATTACTTAATACTAAGTGGTTTTTACCCCAAAATAGAGAGCGAATATACATTGTCGGATATATTGGAGAAGGAAGTAGATCAAAAATATTTCCTATCAGAGAAAGCGATAGAGTATTTGAACAGAGCAGAAAAAAGGAGAGGCAAAGGAGTAGCGAATATTGTTCAACAATAACATCAAATTTACATAAAGGCGTTCATGCTATGGGTAAAACTTATGTAAAGGTTGCTGACTTCAGAAATGATGAAGGTTTGAGAATAAGAAAAGATGGTAATAGTCCTTGCTTGTCTACTCGTAAGCACTCTAAAACTGATATATCTACTATGCCACCACTTATAATAGATAAAAATATAAGAAGATTAACTCCAACAGAAGCAGAGAGATTGCAAGGCTTTCCAGATGGATGGACAGAAGGTCAGTCTGACACTCAAAGATATAAACAATTAGGTAATGCAGTAAGTGTACCTGTTGTAAAAGTAATAGGCAAAAAAATATGGCGATTGATACAAAAGAATATCTAAAGTATATTAAATCGCAACATTGTCTGATATGTGGCGGCATACCTGTTGATCCTGATCACCTAGAAGCTATAGGTATGGGTAACAATAGAAACAAACAAACACCTAAAGACTTTAGTTGTATACCTCTATGTAGAGAACATCATCAGGATAGGCATGGTATGGGTATTAAGCGATTTAACGAGCATTATCGAATAGATGTATGGAAAGAAGCATTTAAGCTACTTAGGAGATATTTTATTGATTGAGATTAGAGTATTTGGCAAGGTTAAGAATGGTAAGCTTACCTTAAATAATAAAGACGACTTTCAAAACGACTTATATAAGTTACATGGAGATGTTGTCTTAACTGTAAAAGAACTACCAAAGAAAAAGACTAGCAAACAAAATAACTATTATAGAGGAGTAATAGTAAGACTATTAGCACAACATCTAGGTTATTCTGACAATAAGATGCACGAGGTATTGAAGTTTAAGTTTGATGTGCAGTCTACTAGTAAATTATCACAAGATGAGTTTCAGGACTATCTTGATAGAATTATCAGATGGTCGGCGCAGTTCTTAGACTTTCCTCTGCCTGATCCTACCAGACTTCAAGAATTTTAAGACTTACATTATAAGTATTGTGAGCTACCTGCTTAAACGATATTGAGTCTTGATCTAATACACATATAGCAAAACCATCAGGAGTGAAGTCAGTTTTATCTGGTTGAAATATAAACCTTAAACTACCACCTAAAGTTTTCTGCATAAATTGAGTAAAGAAACTTCTATCTTCTGAAAGAATTGTATTAATAGTATCATATTCACTTGAATTATTAACAAAAACATCAAAATCAGTAAATCCTGAATTTAACAATACATCAATGTCTAATGTTTCTGTGTCTGCCATCAAATCTGATGATGCTATGTAGGAAAATTTTAAATCCCATCTTCTTCTACCTGCTCTTCTTTTTTGTACTTTTCTTGGTGTATTTGTATATGTACCCCAAGGCTCAGATTCTCCCCAAGTTGGTGGTTGAGTATAGTTATAGTTTGTTAAAAGATAACCTCCTTTAGTAAACTGTTTGGTTGAACCGCCATATTCTCTAGTAAGAGTTAGGTCTAAATCAGGTGAATGAGGCATATCATAATAATATCCTGCAGTCAATGCACCTAATTTTAAATTTACATTTTCTTCATTTACAAATCTAAAATCAAAAGATACTGCCAATGGATTTGCTCCTATTTCATTATTACCTGATTTAAGGTCTACAAAAGAAAAACCATTATAATCAATTTGATCTACATTCATGTTTATGCTATTAGTATTTTGTATATTTTCTAAAACTGCATAAGAACTATTATTATCTTGATACCCTAAACCCATAGATCCACCTTCTATATTTGTAGAGTATATTTCTTTTAAGTTATGATTTAATATTCCATAATAATCAAAAGCATAGTCTGTTGTTTTAAAATTAGTGTTGGTGCGTATATTTAGCTCCTTAAACTCTGCATTATCGTACTCTTGCAGATATTCTTCCTTGATTATATTTGTTTTAGTAGGATTTAAATAAAACAAATTTCTAATTTGATCTAAATTTGAATTACTTCCAGTTGTTACATATATATCTTCATCTGATAATATACCTGTCGTCAAAGCATATTGAAAATAATCTACATAAAATCTTGGCGTACCTACGTTTTGATATTTAGCCATTAATAACCTCCACTACTTCTAGTTGTCTGTCGCGACACATTTCTTGCTACACTTTCTCTTTTAACTACTTTTGTACCTTTTTCTACCTTAGGTATGTTGTTTTTCTGTATGTAAACCTTTGCTCCATATCTATATCCACCTAAATAATTTTCCCACTCCGATCCTGCATCGTAAGTGCTATTAGTTTTAGACCAAAAACCTAAATTATTATTTGATGGAAAAACATTTACCTTTTCACCTTGATCTGTGGAAGCTATACATTGTGTTATTCTAAAAGAACCATTATAAGTAAATAACATTTCAGGTAAAACTGATAATTCTAAGCTGTATATTAATATCTTGCCATCTGCTAATATTACGTTAAAGTTATCAGGAAGTTTACTTACTACATTTATTTTGCCCATAAAGTGTATTTGAAGTCCAACAACTTCTGTATTTTCTTCTAAAACTACCTCGCCATTTCCATATAACAAATTCATATTTATCCTAATATTATATTTACTAAAGCAACTATATCCAATACATCTACGTTTCCATCTTGATTTATATCTGCTTGAAAAAACTCTTCATCTGTAGGTTGCTTTGCTCCTAAAACAAAACTAATAACATTAACTATATCTACTACATCAGTATTGCCATCGCCATTAACATCGCCTGTTGGTAATACAACATTAGATTCCTCTTGTTGTGCTTCTTGCTCTTCAACCGTTCCAAGACTATTAATATCAAGGTTGTGTAGTTGTATTAGTTTTATATCTATCTTTTCTAAATTTTTGTTAGTTTCATATACCATAAAATATGGATATATTTCTTGTCCATTTCTAGTAATTGATGTTTGTGTATAGGTTTCACCAAATATCTTTGTGCCTTGTATTTCCTTGTCTAAAGCAACGACATCACCAACTTCTAACTTAATATACTTAATAGGTAACGTAAGACTTATTAAATTCTTTTGATTCATATTCCAAGTAAGTAACCAATTACGCAACTGCTCCGCTGTGTATCTATCTCTAATATAGTCAGTTTCAAAGTTTAAAGTAGAGTCTGAGTCGTCAGTTGCTAAACCATAATACTGATATATGCTAGTATTAACATAGTCTGTCGCTAGAATATCATCCGTAGAAAATAAATGATTACCTTTAGCATAGTCAATGTTAAACAGCACCTTTACCTTGGTTTTTACATCTTCTAATTTTGTTCTGTCATATCTATAGTTAATAATATCTGATTCGTCTACAATTAAGTCTATATCATCGTCTGAGTAAGTATCTTTAACTACATTCCAACCAAAAGTACCATCAGCTCTAAATCTAGGAAAAGACTTAGTCGATCTTGAAAAATCTTCTATTAATTTTTTGGAACTTATTAGTTTGTTCTGCGTAAAAGCAAAATTCCATCCACTATGTATCTGTTCTATAGCATTTAATTCATTTTCATTAAATTCTCCATCATACTTACACTCTTCTTCTAAAATGTGTTTTACTATCTCACCTGCTTTTTCAATAGGTATTATATCAAATGTAGCAAATTCATAATAACCACTATATTCAGATTGCAAAGTATATTCTTGTCCATCTGATAATACAACTTTAACATCACCATTTGGTATTGTAGGTTCACTTCCTTCTTCCTCCTCATTAGAATAGCTTGTAACAATTCCATCACATCTAAATTGTAATGATATTTCATTACTATTTATTGTTCTAACTATTTGCCAGTCAGTAATATCTATTGTTACTCCACCAAACGGATTATTAGGATCAGTTGAAACTTGCTCTTCTACTATTATTTGCGTAGGATAGACTTGTAAATTATCTTTTAATATGTTATATATTGTATTTGCATCTATAACTACAAAAGGATTATTATCAAACAAATACTTCAAGAGTTGTCCTGTCGCTTTTTCTTCTATTTCATTTGTAGACTGTCCAATATCAGGAACTAATTGTAAATTATATATACCTAAATTACCTGTAGGTCTACCCCATACATTTGCATAAAAATTCTTTTGCAGTAAGTTGTCTAAAGTTCCCATCGCCCACATAGATGATTCAAATATTCTTATTTTGGCAGGAATATCTATATTTGGATAGTGGAGAGTTACATTTCCATTATCATCTTCCTCACGATAAAGTCCTTCTCTTGCAATTTTTGGTAATCCAAGACAATAAAAATTAGATTCATTAGGCACTAAAATTGGATGTATTCTTCCTAATGGACTATTACCATCATAACTATTGTATTCAGATTGACTTGTTGCAAAAATATGCAATCTACCATCCTCTTGACTATTTTCATCTTCAGGAGGTTTTATAACTTTTGCAGGAACAGGGAAATCGTCATCATTGTAAACTATATCTTCTACGACATTCATTCTAGTATGATCATGATGTATTAATGTACTTTTAGGTTCAATAACAGCAAAAGGCTTTGCATCTAGCTGTCCTCCAAAATTATTTTCTTGAGTGAATACACTTACTAATGGCATTTGCAAAGGCATATCAGGATTATCAAAAGGAATATTATGCAGAGTCTTGTCTAAAATTTGTATTTTTGCTATATATCTTGACCATGTTGAAGCATCATTTATATTTACAGTAACTCCAGATGGTAATGAATCAAAATGAAATTTTAAATAGGCAAAACTGTAATCTAAATATTTAAATCCATTAGTTATACGTTCTTGCATTTTGTAGTCGCCTTCTATTTGTACGCAACTATTTGGATTCCCATCATTTATTCTGTTAAAATTCAAATTAGAATCTTCTATAAATTCATCGCCTTGTACTATTCCACTTTTAAAGATAAAATTGCTATCTAGTCCTTTAGTTTGAATAACTCTTTCTATTTTATTTTCTTTTCTTTCTACTAAAACTCTACCTCTATTTGCAGCAGTATCATTTTTTGCCAACTCTTCTATAGTAATTTTATCATCTTCATTTTCATCTTCAGGCTCTTCATTAAATAAATTTAAAAAAGTAAAACCATTATTAGTTACTAAAGTTGAATAATTTAAAAATCCTTCACCTAAACCAGATTCAAAGTCTATTTGAGTAGTAGGATAAATACCAACATAGTCATCATCTACTTCGGCATATAATGAAGTAACGCCAATTTTATTATTTCCAACTTTTAAATTTTCAGGTATTAATTTTGCCAATTCCTTTCTGTCAGCAAAAACTTCTCTTACAAAATCATATTCGTCTAAATCACCATCGTCATCTATATCATATTCTCCTGTCGTACCAAATGAAGTTATACAAGGCGATCTATCAACTTTGCCTATAACCATAGGAAAAGGTTTATTTTTAAATTTAGACTTAAAATCTGTTTCGTTAGTTATACTCTCTGGGATGTCTTTATGTACTTTTTGTTCTGAAGCATCTTCTACGCTTAAAGTAAGGGTTGTGTCAGTTTGTGATATTCTTCTGACTGTGCCTTTATAAACTAAAATAGCTCGTGTAAGGTCAGTTATGTTTTGTGTTTTAAAATAAATTTCTACATCACCATTTATTATGTCCGTATAGCTATCACTTAAACGTCTACCAAGATATTTAGCATTAGAAAGAGTAATAGTAACAGATGATGTTTTATATTTACGAGTTTCAACATCTACCGACTCTTTTATAGAAGATACATTTAAAAGTAATGGATCGAAACTAAGAGGATCAAACGCTGCCAAGCCTATATTTGTAGGTTGCGTTGAAAAATAGTTAGCCACTAAGCCTGAATTAGATACTATAATAACTAAAGGTACTACATTGTAAGTATTGCCACCTGTAGCTAAGTTAAATTTTTCGTTATTTATCATGACATTCCAAAGTTAGAGCCTTTGCGTACTGCTTCTTTTATTCTCTCTGCAAGTTCTCCTTCTACAAAATCCTGCGACATCACGTTGCCTGATATATTAACAGTAACACCTGCCGAACCAGTTTGATTGATTCTATTCATAGTTTCTATACCTACAGACTCTACTGCATTTCTACTCATAACAAACTCGCCATTTTGTGCAAGAATAGGTACGTTATCCTCACCTTGAACAACTCCGCCTGTAGCAAACTTTTGTACTTTGTTATCTTTAATAAAACCACCAGTATGAGCTTTATCTAAACCTAATGCAAATGCAAAAGGATTTACACCTTTCAAACCTGCTGCAGCTACAGTTCCAGGGAAAAGAACATTTAGCAAAGCAAACACACCTGCCTTAGCTAATATTTGTGCTGCAATTCTTTTTAACGCTTTTTCTATTTGTCTACCCATATGATCACCATTTAAAGCTGCGTTTGCCAATGCACTTGACATAGACTCTATTGAACTTGCCAATAACTTTGTTTGAATAGTTTCTTCTATTATACGCTCACTTCTTTTTTTATCTAATTCTAATTGTTTATTATCAATTTCTAATTGTAATTTTTTAGCTTCATTAGTATCTCCAAGAGCATCTGCTTTTTTTTGCATAATATCAATTTCAGCTTGTAAAAAACCTAATTCATCACCAAAATTATCTTTTCTTGCTTGTAATAGTTCTATTTCTTCTAATAGTTTTTTATTTGCATCTTTTTTTGCATCGTTCTTTTTCTTTGTTGCTTCTGTTTCTTTTTCTGTATCTTTTGCTATTTTTTGAGCTAATTCATTTCTCCTTGTTTCATTTTCTATAAGTTTGAACAAAATATCTGAATATTCTTGAGTATCCTCGCCTAAGGCTTTTTGTATAAATAACTGTTGATTTAATAATAATTCATGTTCTTTTTCTAATAAAATTCTATTCTTTTCATTGTCAGATAGCTTTTTGTTTGAAAGTTCAAGTTTTTCTAAAGCCATACCCATTTTAACTGCATTTTCTGAAGCTTTAACAAATACATCTTTATTAAACTCTCCAGTTAATTCTTTAGAAGTTCCTATTAACTTATTCATTGTATCATCCATGTTTTTCAAAACACCTGAATGTTTCAATGCTACCGCTGTAGCTCCTGCTATGGCTACTGCGGCTATTCCAAAAGGATTTGTCAGCATAGATACAGTAAAGGCTCTCATAGCAATTGTCGCTTTAACTAATCCACCTCTATATAAATTAACAGCAGTAGTTCCTATCGTAGTACCTGCATTAAAAGCTAATATAGAGCCTGATCCTGTAGCTATAGAAGCTACAAAAACCCTTACATCTTCTGGATCAATAGCCTCTGTAAATGCTACTATTAAATCTGCTGCAGGTTCTATAGCAGGTATAAATGCTCTACCTATAGTATCTGTAAAGTTTGCTAAACTTGCATCAATCCTTTGTAATTGTTGTTCATTTGTTAGAATTTCATCGCCTGTGTCGCCAAACTTTTGTCCTAAAGCGGCTAACTTTGTATCTGCGGCATCTAAAGTAGCATTTAAAAATGCTTGTTTTTTTTGAGTATCTGATAAAGCAGCTACTGTAGTATTATTAGCATCTGCAAAGTCCTTATATGCTTCGTCTGTTTTTACGATAATACCAATATTATCTAACATCAGCCTAGATTGACGACCAATACCAGTAACTAGAGATTCAACTGATTGTCTTGTATCTTTACCTAAAGCTGCACCTAGTTTTTGTGCCTTGTCAAACATAACTGCCATCTCATCAGAGTTTTTAGTTATACCTAGTACCATAGCATTATTTGCTTGTTGGAACAAGTCAAACTCAGACATAGTATTATTTGTTGCACCTTTAAGTTTGTCTAAAGCTATTTCTGCATTTTGCGTACCACCAACTAAACTAGAAAAAGCATCTGACATAGTATCAACTCTTGCGGCATCTCTTGTAAACCTAATTAACTGTCTACCACCTAAAGACATAGCAAAGCTAAACAATAACATTTTATTTCTTAAAGTAGCAAATGATCTTGATAGTCCTGAAGCGTTTTTTTGTTGCCTCAACATAGTTGTGTTATGTTGATCACTTACACCTTTAAGCCTAGATGTTTCTCCTTTTAAAGCTGCAGTTGCTTTTTCTAAGTCAATAACAGCTCTTTTAAGCGCGGCATCACCTGTGGCTCTAAATTTAACTACTATGCTTTGTTCTGACATCTTCTATCTTATCCTTGTTCAATTTTGCTAATGTACTCTTAATTATAAATGCTTTTTCTATCCATTTAAAAGGTTGTTCACCATAGCTACCTGGATATGGCTGAATATTAAAATCTTGGCAATAGATGTATCTTTGTATATCTTTTTGATTCTCTGAAGAATGAAATAAGTTTTTGCAAGTAAAAAAGGGTAGCTGAGCATTAACAGACTTACCAACATCAAAGCTCTTACCCTCACTATTAAACTTTTTCACCTCCTCTACTAATAAATCTACTACTGTCCATACATCATCCATACACTCAAACTGTCGTGGCTTTGCACCGCTTATAGGTGGCGTAGCTATGTAAGGAAATTGATGGTACTGACAACCCTCGCACCAACTTTCATTAAGAATGTTAAGAGTTAGCTTGAGGGATTCTCTTCCCCCAACAACATATTTCCTTGTATAGCTTTAAATATTTCAACTCTATCTTCAAATGACATATTCATCAATGCTTTATCAGATGTATCGCCATCTATACCTCTTCTTAGATATTTGGTGAGAGTAGAGTGCATCATTTTCACTTCTTTGATCTCACCATTATCTATGACGTATTGTGTATTATCTAGTAAGTAATCTCTATCATCTAAAGTTAATTGTTTTAACTTTATCTTATTACCATTTTTAAGTTTAATTTCTTTCATTATTTTCCTTTATTATGCTAAGTCAAAAGTTATTACATTACCTGAACCAATATTAACAGCTTTTAACTCTGTATCTATCATCATAATATCACCTTCACTCAATGCAGTATTTGTTAAAACTGCACTAGGTATATCAATAGAACAGTCTGTTGCAGTTGATTGTGTCATTGTAAATGAGTCGGCTGCATCATGACCACCTGCTACTTGTCCGTCAAAAGAATTTATAAAGCCTCTTGTTGCAGAATCATACTTTGATTGAGCAGTTGCAGTAACTGAAATTTCAGCACCTCTTGTAAATGCTTCGTATCCATTGGCAGAAGTACCTGCGTATACAGCAGGACTATCTATGGTTACGCCAAAATTAGACAAGATCACATCTGCACTATAAACCTTTTTTGTTGTTAATGTTGATATGGAAATAGGATTTGCGGTATAAGCTGTTCCTGCTTCTGTAGTTGTGTCATTAAGAGTAGGTATTCTACCTGATTGTATAGTAGCACTAAATTTATAAACACCTCCATCAGCAGTAGAGTCTGCACTTATTTGAAAATTAGTACACATAGCTCCAGGAACTATTAAATTAAATCCATCTGTAGTATCAGGTGAAGCTAAAACCAATGTGAAAGTAGCGTCATTCTGAGCTACTCCATATTTTCCTGTAACACCAGTAGCGTTATAAGCTAATGATACATCTGCTACAGAACCCATACTTGCACCACATACATTCTGTAGTAACATAGTATGACCTATATCTTTGTGGAATATACCTGATAAAGATACTTCTGTTACTCTATTTTTATTATCTTGGAAGAAATCCTCACTACTCAATACTCTCCCTGTGCTTGTTCTTACATCTAATAATTGATTCACATTAAGAGATGGCATTGATACCGAATCTACATCTAACTGATACAAACCTGATGTTATAGTAGGAATTGTTCCAGGAGTCGCTTCTTCAATGATCCAAGCCTTAAAATCTCTAGGTGAAAATGCTGCGTTAGCCATTACTTCTCTCCTTTATCTTTAGAGTTAGTTTTTACTATCTCTACTTGTTCTTTTATTAATTTTGGAATCTCATCTAATTCCACCTCTTTGCCCTGATTTAAGGCTGTCCAATTATCCATATTTAAACCACAATAGTTATTCATGGATGATATTTTTTCATTTGCTTTTAATTTTACTTTCATAATACTCCTAAGTTACATTTCCTAAATGCTGACCTTTCCATTCCCATTCAACAACATATACCTCTTCTTCCTCGTCTGCGTTTAAAGTTGTAGTATTAAATCTACAATTAAATGATGTTGAACTATCTGCAAGTGTCATAGTTATATTATCATGTATTAATGCTTCAATTCTTGATGTCATTCTCATTACATGATCTAAAGCTGTTTCTCTCATATTCTTCTCAAAAAAGTAATATAAAACTTGTATAGTAAATTCTCTAGTTTCACTTGTAGAATTGTAATTTAACAAATCACTACTTACAGGAACTAATCTTAAATATTGGTTACCTGTAGTTTTTTGCATACCTCTATATACAGGCATACTGCCGCCAAACTCAGTTCTCAAAATAGACTGAAGTTTATCTACTATATTTTTCCAATTATTTGTAAATGTAACTGGCATTATAATCTAGTCATCCTTGCTGATCTCATACTAGAAGCATTATCTACTTCTTCAAAATATCCTGACAACTCTATTTCCCATTTATCTCCTAGTGTTGCAGTATCTGCGGTGTCGCCACCAAAGCGTATTTCTAAACCTCCAGATAAAGACTGATATTGTCCATTTATTACCTCATCAGCAAAGTCTGCAGGTAAACCATTATTCATTCTTTCTGCACCTAAATTTTCACTATCTTTACGCCATACAGAGTATTTAGCAGTACCTAATGCACCACCTGTAGTAATTTTCACTCCTACTCTATCATAAACGCCATAATATCTACCTCTAGTATCAACTATCTTTAAACCACCACTTACAGAAACTTCTCTTACTATTCCTTTAGAGCTGTCTGCGGTTTTCATCCAAGACAACACATTATCACCACTATTTAATTTATCTATCTCAGCTTGTGCTTCCTCCATCATATTTGATGCCACTTCAGATGTAGGATCATGAGAACGTATCAGAAAAACTGTGGCAAGTAATGCTGTTGTTCGTACAATTATATAGTCATAGTTACCATCTTTGTCTTTAAATTGTTCTCTAGGTAAAGTTTTATCTAATTTACTTTCTAAATATCTTGATGCGTTTTCTCTATATCTTTGTTTCAAAGTCGCCCAATCCTCACCTGCTTCTATAAGCATATCATTAGGATTCTTTGTAGCGTGAAAAACTTGCACAGAGTCTGTAGTAGAAGAATAATTATACTCATATGTTTCATTAGGAGAGTCTGTAACAGATGTACCTTTTATGCCATCAAAAAACAAATGAGTTATCAATCCAGTATTATTTGCCTGATATTGATTTGGCGTATCTGTATTCTCAAACCCATATATAGGTGTCTTATTATCAAAGTCATCAATATGTGGGTATACGTCTTTCAATTCTCTATCTGTACAATATGCTATTGCCATTATTTACCTCGCATCTTTCTTCTTGTAGACCTAGAGTATTTAGCTCTTTGTTTACCTTTTCTACTAGCTGCTCGTTTCTTTCTATTTTCATATGCCTTTTGTGAAGCTGTCATTGACTTTCTAACAGACGCAGGTAAGTATCTACCTCTTTTTCTTCTAGGTTTTTTCTTATCACCTTTACTAATGTAATCCCACTTTTGAGAAGTCCATTTCTTTAATGACTTTTGTGATTTTCTAAGTGCCATTACTTCTTGTATCCTCCACCTGCTTTTTTATAAGCACGAGCCAACATCTGCGCTTTTCTTGCACTCCATTGACCTGCTCTGCCACCTTTAGAACCTGCCTTAATTCTATAGAATAATCTTTTTCTTAAAGTAGGCTTAGTATAGTTACCTGCCTCATTTACTCTACTTTTTTTTCTTTTTTTTCTAGCCATTTCTTACCAAGCCTTACACGACCAATATCTTGCAGTAGTTCTGTCTTTTGCTGTTGCACATCTATGCCTAGCTCTAAAAGACTTTCTTCTAGCAGGACTTGACTTTTTAATTCTCATATTAGGATCACCAAACGTAATTCTTTTTACTCGACCTTTGTCCTTAACAAATACTTGCGACTTTTTACGACCAAAACCTGGTTGTCCTCTTCGTATTCTAGAAGGTTTATTTAAACGAACTGTTCTGCCTCTATATTTAGCCATTTCACTTACGCTTTTTCATCCCTTTTTTCTTTTTCTTACCTTTATTCATTTTCTTTCCATAATGTCCTGGCATATCTATTCTCCTTATTGATTAAATGCTATTATCTGTATTTTCGCTTTTCTTTTGTTACTTGTACTTCTTGCTCTTATACTTGTAAGAGTGTTTAAATTTGTATTTCCTCCACAAGCTAAACCTGATGTTCCTATCGCAGAGAATACAAAATCTGCTCTACTTGGACATCCTGTTAAATTTATTGCACCTGTATCATAGTCTATCGTTCCGCTACCTTGTGCAGAAGAACCTGCAATTAAATTGCCAAAACCATCATCCATTAAGTATGCTTCAGAATTTGGTGCTGATATTCCATCTTTTACAATATTATCATCAGGAAGTTTTGCTGCTACTGCTCCTTCTGGTGCGGCAGGTAATCTACCTATTGCTTGTGCAAATATTTCTGTTGTTGTATCTGAACCACTTGTTCCTGCTGTTAGCGCGATAGCGGATGTAGAAAGATGTTGCTTTGAGGTTACCCTTATATCTCCGTTTACAATAGATACTGTCGCTCCTTTCTGAAAATTATTCTTACTTGCATCTGAAAATAAAGCATCTATTGCAGTTTGCAACTTTGCTACAAATCCATTTGCTCCACCAAATGTATCTACACTAGAGTCAGTTGTAATTGATATTTCATCTGCTGTTGCTCCATCTATACCTATCTTAACGAAATATTGAGTAGATGCAGTTAAACCTGTTTTTGTTGCTGATGTTATACCTGAAAGTCCAAACTCTTGATAACCTGCTTCAAAAAACTTAATAGCTACTGTTCCTCTACATAAACCATCTTGAACAGTAGTTGTATTGTTTCTATATTTTGCAAAAAAGTTTGTAGATTTAAAATTACCTGATACATCAGTAGATGCAGTAGAATATGTGTTAAAATCATCATAGTTATTAAAAAATGGAAGCCTTATCTGAGTATTGTCTGAGTGTGTAGCTGCAGTCGATCCAAATAAACCTCTTTTAACAGTTAAAGTATCTTCAGTTCCTCCAGAGTCTGTAATTCCTGTTATTTCCATTATCTCATCTTCAATTCTAATTAAATCTCCAACCTTAAAAAGTAATGCAACACCTGCAGGAGAACTTTCATTATCATCTATATCAAATGAAGTGGCAGTTGTGCTACTTGCCAAGCCTGAGCCATCTACAAAAGCTGCAACTCCTCCATACATATCAGAGGAAGGTGTATCATTATCTACAGATGTAGTAGTGCCATTCATAGCTGATTTAGTCGTACTATAATTTACCAACATAGAATGAGGAATAATATAATACTCTTGAGGTCTTAATAGCATTTGAATATTGCCATCTGACGCTCCAGTTGTATCACTTGCACCTGCAGTTATACCTTGCACAAGATGTTGTATTTCGGCAGCTTGATTAGAAGAATTATAAACACAAATAAATTGTGGATTTTCTATAATTCCTGTAGTAGCACCACCTGATGTAGGATCAAAATTTAACAACCTTACAAAATCATCCGTTTCAGATACTGACTGTTCTATGTTAAATATTTCATTATATGTAGTTGAATTTTGAAATTCAAACTCTTTTCCATTTGCTGTCAAAACTAATTGTGTATTTAAATTTGCCATTACGCACTCCTTAAAGAATATATTACCTGCATTGATATTGTCAAATCAGCCGAAGTTCCATCCATTTTAACATTTGCAGTTATTGCCTTGCCTGAATTTACATCTGCACTACTTATATTTAAAGTTTGAAAATAAGCCTGTTCATAACCTGCTCCTACTATAGCTGATGGTGAAACTGCAACCTCTGTTCCATTACTAAGATCACCACCTGTACTGCCATTACTTGTATCAATGTCATAACTCATCAAACTAAATTGAACTTCATCACCTGAACTTACATCAGCACCAAACCAAACAATTACTTGATCTAGTGTTATATTAAAAGGTAAATACCACAAACATTGTACTACATCATCTGCTGTAGTTGATATTGTAAGCGATGTATTAGGAGTTGATCCTGAACCCATAGTCGGTGGTGTTGTATTAAATCTGCCACCTCCTATAGAGTCTAACATAGTCCAGTTTGTTGTAGATGGTTGAAAATTAACAGATGATAACATAAATTGTTTAACCTGAGTATTAACAAACTGCCCTAATGCTTTTACTTTTGTATTAGTGCTGTCTACTTGCAGCAAGTTTGTTCCACCTGCGTTTTTAACAGTCAATACATCTGTTGTATTGTCGTTCTGTGGCTTTATTGATAATTGATCATCTGATATAGATGCACAAGAATTAGTGCCATCGCCACTCTTTATTTGCTTTGTAGATGTAGATACACCGTTATTGCCATTGTCTATCTGCAATAAGTCTTTGTAACTACTTGCTATTGTTTTGTTAGTTAAACTCATTATTTAAGAACTTTCTTTAAAACTCCACCTATAACTTCAAATATAATAGTAAAAATCTTTTCTTCAACTTTTTCAGAAAGAAATGGAATGTCAATAGCTTTATTTACTTTATCAACTAAAATTTTCTTACCTTCTTCATCTTCAAAGAAATACATAATTTTATCTTTTACAGATAAAGATACTTCAGCTTTAGCTTCTTTTATCTCTTCTTCTATAGCGTCTTTGAAATTATTCTTAATTTCATCGCCATCGACTCCAACTTTGTCTAATAAAGTGTTTATTTTATCAAAATTCATTACTTTCTCCATCTTAAAGGTTATTCTATTGTCTACATAAAAAATTGGCAGATTTGATACTGATACATTGTTCATTTTCTTAATTGTTCAACTAAGTATATAATACTAACTTTACCAAGTAAATATATTAACCAAACAGGAACTGCTATTAAAAAAGCTACACCTATCATTGATAATGCTTGTAAAATTGTCATATTACCTTCCTTCTGGCTGATACCTAATTATTGCGTCTTTACAATACTCATATATCCACCATCCATTATATTCACCGTTCAAAGCATCTAATTGAGCTTTTCTTTGATGATAAATATGGTTACTTCCTTTTTTTTGGTTTTTCATCGTTACCCCATACTAAATCTTTGTCGTTACTTGTTGCTACTTTCATACCATTACCACCTATTTTTATGTGGTTTTTATCCATCATAATTTCTGCACTTTTGTTTGTTTCTTGCAAGTGATGAACCAGGTCTTTTGCTACTGTTGCTAATGGATCTTCAGGTGGTGGCGGTGCTACCATAGATGTTAATACATTTATCAAACCTAAGGTAATTGTAGAAATCAAACCAGTTACAACCGCTAATTGACTTTCACCAAGATAATAAGCGGCGGCAATCAACATACAAGCCATAATTAATATAGTAGGTACACTAAATACACCTACCCAGAAACGCAACTTATCTATTAACAGCCTTCTAGCTGCAGCTCGTTCTTTTTTCTTTGCTTCTATCTCTTGTTTAGACATTGCCATCTATCTTTTCTCCATAAAGGCTTGTAACTCCGTTTATAATTTGCATAAGGTGTACAGAAAAGTAACCTTTCTCAAAAAAGTCTACTATTGCAAAACCATGACACCAATTATGCTCTCTACCACCTAACCACTCATTACTAGCATCAGACATATCTTTTAAACAACCTATACTCCAAGCTGACTTCTGTCCGTCTATATGTGTAGCACTCATTTGTTGGATGTCGTGCCAATGACCATACATAACATTAGCACCTAACTTTCTAAGATGGTTAGCAGTATGATACTGACCTCCATACAAATGTCCATGATAAAAATTTAATTTACCTATCTTTAAAAACTTGCCACACTTGTGGTATTTGTAACCACGCTCTTTTAACTTTAAGCAATTCTGTGGCTTGTACTGAGGCAAGTAAGGATGTTCTTCTACAAACTGATCTAACCATAGTTCGTGATTACCTTCAATAAAGTGTTTAGTTTCGCATCCTGCCTTATCTAACGCCTCATCTATTTGATCCATACCTTCATTGACATCCTTAACATCTTGATCTAATGTTGGTATTATAACCTCTAATGGTGGTCTTTTCTTTCTTTTCCACTTCCAATGTGAAAAATTTCCCCATTCACCAGTATCGCCTAAGTCTACATAAATATCAGGCTTAATAATTTCAATAGTCTGTATAACGCAATTTATCGCAGGTTGTGAATGTAAAGGAAAGTGCTTATCTGGTGTTACGATTGCTCTTTTTAAAACTTTCCCCATCTTACCTCTATTCTATCTCTTTATTAATTTTAATAAGCATATAAACTAATGTTGCCAATGCCGCCAAAGCACTCATTATCGGCGGCACATATTCTGTCCAATGCAACGCGCTTCCTGCTATTCCTACACCTGCTGTTCGTAAAGTATCTAACATTTTTTCATCTTATTACTAAGTTTAATAGCTCTATTAGGTGTCTGCTTTGCCCATAAACTATCAAGCATTTCTGCAGATGCCTTGTCATAATCTTTTCTTTCTAATGCTTTTAACATCTTCTTAAACTTACTTACACCAGTAAGTCCAAGTTGATACACCATTTCAAATACTACCTCACATTTATCTTGTGGCAACTCTCTTAAAAATGGAAACTTTTTATTCGTAGCATCTATAAGTTTATCTAGCTTTTTATCTAGTATTAAGTCGCAAACTTCTTCATCCAATTCTAAGTCTTTAATTGCAAAGCCATAACCTATAGTATCGTAACCTTCTGTGCATTTATATACTTTAGCTCTATAGCCTTCACCTTCTTTAATTGATTCTACTAAGCTCATTCTGTTTCCTCAACTGTCCACTCTGATGTCGCTAAAGTGGTTAATATTTGTGTGTGATTGTATGTTACCATACCATCAAAACAAGATGGTGTGTCGCCATCCCACTTCAATATTGCTTTAGTTCCATCTACTGACTTTCTCAATGTAGATGAACTTGTTTGTATTGCATTAGATACTAATTCTTCTAACTGCTCATCTGTGTAGTCAGCCAAAGTTATTATTACCCATTTTCTATTACTAAACATTTATTCTCCTTACGGTGTATCTGTTTCTATTTGACTTGATGTCATACTTGTCATTATACCTGCGTTACCATTGACCTTTTGTAAGCTTGGATTAGATATAGTAACAGTTTCGCCTGAATTTAATCCATTTAATCTCAAAGTATTTGAAGTTGCGTGTGATGCCCTAAAATATATTACAGCATCACCATTAGATAATACTTCACTTGTTACAGAAGCACCCGTTACGTTCAATCTCATATTTCCACCATCCGTTAAAGATGATATAGTGCAAGAGAATTTATATACCTGATCAACAACCAAATTTTCTGTTAAAGAACTATTTGCACCTGTTTGTTTAAATATTAATTTAGCACCGTATGTGTGGTTACCATAAGCGATTGTAACACTATCAGATGTTACTGATAAACTATTAGTACCATAAGGTGTCCATCCACCACTTGTTCCATCTTCTTCTCTAAAAAACTTTGTACTATCAATTATGTTGCTTTGTAAAGATGTGTCTGTTTGATCACCAATTAAAGTAAAGTCATCTATAGTTCCATCACCCATTCTCCACCAAGCTTGTAAATTAGATGCTGATGTGTATCCACCACCATTCTGACTTAAATCAAAATTAGCTTGACTACCGTGATATATTTGTGCAACTTGAGATGCTGACAATTCAACATTCCACAAAGCTAATTCATCTATATTGCCATCAAAAAAGGTATCTCCACTTGTCTTTTGTCCTATTCTTTCAGGTGTAAAAGTACCACTTCTACTGCCTGTTGTTGATAATGCAACACCATTCTTGTAAAATGTTATTACATTACTACTATTTCTAACAGCTGAAAAATGAAACCAACTTCCTGTAGAAAAAGCACCTGAATTTGTAACTATAATAGAATTATTACCTATTTTAAACTTAATATCATCAGTATCTTCAAATCTTAACCAATTAGAATTGGTTGAATTTCCTATTAAAGTTTCTTGATTTAAATTATTAAATTTTATCCAAGCTGAAATACTAAAAGCACCTGTAAATTCTATATCTCCAAATTGTATAAAATCATCACTTCCATCAAACAGTACAGACTTTGTATTTGTTACTGTATATATCTGTACAGGTGTGTCTGTTTCTATATCGGCTGTCGCATCAAAGTTAATCATATCGCCTGAATTACGATTAGGTGCGTGATCTACTATGTCAAATGCACTCATATTCTCCATTACACCTGCATTTCCTTGTAATTTTTTGACTGATAAATTTTTAATATATCCTTTTTCAGTATTACCAAGACTAATGAATCTTATATAATGATTTGTGTCTGTAGAAGTAGATTTTGTTTTTATATATAAAGTATAAGAAGTATATGTAGTTTCTAAATTAATGGTATGGCTATTATTTGCAATAACTTGTAAAGCTACATCTCCATTTTCTTCTTTGGCATCAAATGTTACTTTATAAAAACTATTTGCATCTAAATCTGATGAAAGACCTCCGTTTGAGGATTTATCTGACAAATAAAATATTGCTATTGAATCTCCACCATTTCCTGTTGCTATCCATTCTCCTGAACTATATTCAAAAGATACTTCCGTTCCTCCACCTGTAGAAGTAAATAAATTTACACCTTTATCTGTTCCATTGAATAATTCGCTACCTAATGTCGCATTAGTTTGATCTGCTATAACCAAATCGCCTGTTGTACTATCTAAATCTAAAGTTCCATTACCCATTCTATAATAGGCTTGTAAGTTAGCTGTCTTGTCTACACCACTACCTGCTGTATAACTTGCAGATAATAATAAATTGTTTGGCTCACCTGAATTGTAAATAGATGCTACTGTGTTGGCATCTAACTCTGTATTCCATACAGCGACATCGCATATTTTCCCATTACCATAATTAGTATCTAATCTACCTATACGCACATTACCTGCTAAATTTTCCATAGCTACATAAGTACCACCATCTACTCTTGTGTCTGTTGCATTTGAACCATTTATATATAATTCTAATCCACTATTTGCACTTGTTCCACCTGTACCATCATAAGTTCCAACAACGTGAATCCATTGTCCTTCATAAGATGTTAAAGCTGATGACAAAACACTTTCGTGTGTACTTGCTACACTTTCGTCATATAAAGCAAAAACTAATTTGTCAGATGAGTTTGTTCTAAAATTCCATTCTCCATCTGTATTAAATACACCTTTGTTTAATATTTGAAAATCTGTAGCATCATCCATATATATCCAAGCCGAAATACTAAATGCTGAATCAGAACTACCATCTCCAAAACTTAAATTATTTGAATCGCTTACTTCTATATAATCATTACTACCATCAAAGTCTATACTCTTGCCACTAAAGAATGTCTTTCTCATATCAGGTATTACAAGGTTGTTAGCATTAGTATCTACTACTCTTGTAGATGCTTCATCGCCCATTCTTAACCACATTTTAAGATTAGTACTTGATGAATAATTACCTGTATCAGTAGATAAATCTAAAGTTGCTCTATTACTGTTGTAGATTTGTG